CATTGTACTCAAAAACAATAAAGGGACAGAAGATAATCGTGTCCGAAAGTTGGACTACAGCATCCAAATCTCTAAGCTTTTCTACGAACGTTTCATTAAGAATGAAGAAATCACTCTCTTCAGTCCTCACGATGTTCCAGGTCTTTATGATGCTTTTGGCACTGAATCGTTTGATGATCTCTATAAGCGTTATGAATCTGATGGATCTATTCCGCGCAAAACTGTCGGGGCGCAAGATTTATTCTTAGATATTCTAAAGGAACGTGCTGAGACTGGGCGTCTCTACATTATGAATATTGATCATTGCAATTCTCATTCATCATTTACTGATAAAGTTGAAATGAGTAATCTATGTCAAGAGATTACATTGCCAACAAAACCACTTAATCATATTGATGATGAAAATGGAGAAATTGCTCTGTGTATCCTTAGTGCTGTTAATGTTGGGAAAATTAGGGATTTGGAAGATCTTCAAGTTCTCTGCGATCTTGCTGTTCGCAGTCTTGATGAACTTATTGATTTTCAAAACTACCCCATCAGAGCAGCAGAAATCGCCACAAGAGCACGACGCTCACTTGGAATCGGTTACATTGGTTTAGCACACTTCCTGGCGAAGCAGGGCGTTAATTACAACAATCCTACGGCATGGAAACTAGTTCATGAATTGACTGAAGCATTCCAATATTATCTGATTTCTGCTACAGTGGATCTTGCAAAAGAAAAAGGTGCCTGTGAGTATAGTGGCCGAACAAAGTATGCGAATGGAATTCTTCCAATTGATACATATAAACATGATGTAGATCAAATAGTTCCTAATGAGCTTCACTATGATTGGGAGGATCTTAGAACTAAGGTTCTTACCTATGGAGTTAGGAACTCAACACTGTCTGCTCAAATGCCATCGGAGAGCAGTTCCGTTGTGTCAAACGCAACAAATGGCATCGAACCACCTAGAGGGTATTTGTCCATTAAGAAAAGCAAAAAAGGACCACTCAAACAAATTGTTCCTCAATATGCAACTCTTAAAAACAATTACACACTCCTCTGGGATATGGAGTCTAATAACGGTTACATCAATATTGTTGCTGTTATGCAGAAGTTCTTTGATCAAGCAATCAGTGGGAACTGGAGTTATAATCCAGAACAATACCCCGACAATGAAGTTCCAGTCTCAGTAATGGCACAGGATCTTCTAACCACGTATAAACTTGGTTGGAAGACTTCATATTATCAAAACACATATGACATCAAGACTGATGAGGTAGAAGATACCAAAGAAAGTCTTGATAATCTAATCGCTCAACTAGAAAACGCAGAGGAGGAAGAGTGTGAGTCTTGTAAGATTTAAGACGAACAAAGAGGAGAAACCAATGGTTGACTCCATGACCGTATTCAACTCAGAAGTAGTTGACACTAAAAAACAACCGATGTTCTTCGGTAAACCACTAGGAATTCAAAGGTATGACTCTTACAAGTATCCAGTCTTCGACAAATTAACAACACAGCAATTAGGTTTTTTCTGGAGACCAGAGGAGGTCTCCTTACAAAAGGATCGCAGTGACTATCAGACATTACGCCCAGAGCAAAAGCACATTTTTACCAGCAATCTTAAATACCAGATCATGCTGGATTCTGTACAAGGGCGCGGTCCTGGGATGGCTTTTATCCCTTACTGCTCATTACCTGAATTAGAAGCATGTATGGAAGTCTGGGGATTCATGGAAATGATCCACAGTCGTTCATATACACATATCATCAAAAATGTATATGCCGATCCTTCAGATGTGTTTGACCACATTTTGACAGATGATCGTATTGTTGAGCGTGCTGCTAGTGTCACTGAAGCATATAATGAGTTTATCAATGCTGCCCATCAATGGGATAACAGCAGTGACTGGAAGCACGCATTGGAAGATGTCCCCTACGCACTAGAATCAAGGTATGAACTCAAGCGCAAACTCTTCAGAGCAATTGCAAACGTTAATATTCTTGAAGGTATTCGCTTTTATGTCAGTTTCGCTTGCAGTTTTGCGTTTGGCGAACTCAAACTCATGGAGGGATCTGCAAAAATCATCTCATTGATTGCTAGAGATGAAAATACTCATCTTGCTATCACTCAAAATATTTTGAACAAGTGGAAAAATGGTGATGATCCTGAAATGGCACAAATTTTTAGAGAGGAACAGCAATGGTTGACCAATGCTTTTGAGAACTGTGTTAATCAGGAAAAACTTTGGGCAGAGTATCTGTTCAAAGATGGATCTATGATTGGTCTGAATGATAAACTTCTTCAACAATACGTCGAATGGGTTGCCAATCGTAGAATGAAGGCAATTGGACTAAAACCTATCTATGACATTCCCGCAAAGAATAACCCACTCCCCTGGACGGAACATTGGATTTCGTCGAAGGGTCTTCAAGTCGCTCCTCAGGAGACTGAGGTTGAGTCTTACATCGTTGGAGGAATCAAACAAGATGTCAAAAAAGACACCTTCTCAGGATTCCAACTTTGATTTAGTAGAAAAATCAATACAAGCATATAGGGAGGCAGCATTATCTGATTCCTATATGTTTGGTGATTATAATGGTTATGAAGCATTCAAGGGAGAGGATTAAGTCCTCTCCCTTTTTTTATAAATATTCTTATACTGGAACGCGGTAGCGGAATGAAGACGTTTAGTGCATTCATAACTGAGAAAAAGAAACCTGAGAAACCTAAAGCTGTAAACCAGGCAGATGTTTCCAAGGACGCAGCAAAATACAGACGCGCCCAGAGACAGCGTAATGCGACTGGTGGACCCACCACTGGAAGAACTGGTAGCAAGAGTTTCCCTGGCGATAGAAGTGGTGCTTATGCTAAGGCAAAGGCTGACCTAGAAGCAAGAAAAGGATTCTCTGGTTCTAAGTCTGGTGGTCTGAAAGCAGATGAATCTAATCCCAATGTTAATCGCACTGTAAGAAATCAGAGAGCGGTAAAGCAGGGTGTTTCTGATCCATGGTCATCTAGTACTAAGGCATCGAGTAATCCATTCAAAGGTCTTAGAACAGGAAATAAACCAACAGCACCCGATCCTTTCAAAGGTAATAGTAGTGTGCCTGAACTCAGACTTCAGGGTCCTGCTAGACCTCCTAAACCACCCACATACTCTACTGCTGGTCCAGCAACTAAGCAGGCAATGGGTGATATTGCAAAGTCTACAGAGAGTCTTAGAAATGCTGGAGTTACAGGTATAAAGAACCCTTATAGTTCTGGTGAAGAAAGAATTGGTGGAGATACGGCACCATCAAGAAAACCAAGAACTTCTGGTAAACCTGCTTCTGCTGCTGTTAATACTGCTAGAGCAAGTGGGGACTTCAGAGTTGCTTCTGTTAAGTCCAGTGTTATGGGACCAGAGCCAAAAAGGTCTGCTATAACAAGAGAACTTGCTGCTGCAAAACCTGAGACAAGAAAATTATATAGAGCATCTCCCAGGTCAAGTAGTTTTAAAGAGTTCTCAAGACAAGCAACTTCTTTTCAGAAAAAACTAAAATCTAATAATCCATCTCTCTCATCCGCAGGAAAGAGTGCTGGCGTTCAAAGATCAAGTTCTTTAGCAAAACAAAGTCCAAATCCAATGCGTCAAGGTGCTTTTGACGCATTCATGAATAGAGTTGATAAAGCAAAAGTAAAAGTTGACGAACCAAAAGGATTGCCTAGCGGTAAGAAATCATTACCTGGAACTGCTCCAATTAAACCTGTTGATGTAAAAGTTGGAGCTCCAAAAACACAAAAACCACCAGCACTTCCTGGAACTGCAAAACTACCAAAAGCGCCAAAACCATCGTCAATAAAATTACCTCCTGCTAAAAAGACTGCTGCTCTTGCTGCTGCTGGAAAGAATGCATCAAACGCTGAGAAGATCGTCAATCGCACTCTGAGTAAACTTGGTAGGGGTACTGTAAAAGGACTTGGTATTGCTGGTACTGGTTTTGACGCTTATTCAAATTATAGAAAATACAGGGAAGCAGGTGACAGTAAACTTAAATCAGGTCTTAAGAGTGCGTTTAGAACCAGTGTAGGATGGTTGGGCGGAGCAGCAGGTTCTTCTTTAGGTAGTCTTGCTGGACCTGTTGGAACGATTGGTGGTGGTATTGCTGGGTATTCTGCGGGAACCTGGTTGGCAGATAAGGTTTTGGGAACTACTAAAAAGAACAGAGAAACTAAAAAAAAGTAAGGAGGTAACTATCATGTATTACAATTATTCAGAAGAACAAAAATACTTCCTTAGCGTTACTGATGCCATGCTAAAGGATGACTTCTCTGTAGAGGAGATTGTAGAGTTTTGGCAGTCTGAGGACCAGGACCAAGTGGACGGCATTTTAGGGTCTCTGACGCTCACTGAGAGCGTTGATTATAGCAATCCAGACTTAGCAGTAGTATGTGAACGACTTGGTCTGGGGTGGATTACAAAAGGCGCAACTCGCCTTTGGAAAGGTCTTAGAGGTATCAACCCAAAGACTGGTAATCCAAAGGTGTCTATGGGATCTGGCACCTCTCAAGCAATTAAAAATACTAAAAAACCTGGTTTCTTTGGTAAAATAAAAAATTGGTTAGGTGGAAAGGCAAATAAAGCCAAAAATGCAGTTAAAAAAGCACCAACAGGAGTTAAGGTTGCTGCAGGTACTGCTTTAGTTAGTGGAGCAGCACTTAAAACAATGGATGTTGTTGATAATATGAAATCTGGTGATGGTGCTAAAGAAGAAGGAGGAGGAGGTAAAAAAGTTACTGCAGGCGGTGGTGATGATAGTAAGCCTAAAGCTGCCCCACCAGCAAAAGGTAGTTCGTGGTGGAAAGATTATGACAAATATGATAGATCGAATTATCTACACTATAGAAATATACGTAAGAAGTAATTATCTAGTAATTGATTTTTTAACGTGAACAGTTCCTTCAACCACTCTTGTTTTAACATCACTACTGTCTTTAATTACTAAGTCGTAAAAATATTTTCCTGGTTTCAATGTTGAAGTGACCGTTCTTTCCATGGTCATTTCTATTCTACCACCGTCTTTAAAATCTAAAGCAAACGGTGCAGCAACACTAGAAGTTTCATATCTCCTCATTTGAGCACAAGCACTAAATCCTACTAAATTTTTTTCTGAGTTTGAGGCAGTGTCCTCAAGCACAAATGTTTGTGAAAAATCAGTTCCAGTGTGCATAACAAGATTGACTATAAAAACTTCTTGTGACATTTTTATGGGCAGTTAGTTGAAAATCCGGCTCTTACATTTACAGTTCCTTCGAGAATTATTGATGTAGCACCATTCTCTCTGATTGCTGCGACATCATATAAGTATCTCCCTGGTTTTATTGAGGAAGTTATGGTGCTACCCATTGATAATGTCATTTTACCTTCTTTAGCACTTGTAATACCAACAGTAAATTCATGATGATTGGAACTGTCTGGGTGTTTCCTCATATGAGAGTTTACAGTAAATCCAGTCAGATCAGTTGCTTGACCACCTGTCTGAACTAATTCAAGATCCTCTGAAAAGTTAGAGTGGGAACTTATTGTTAAATTTCTGACGTAAACGGACATCAGTATAACTCTTTATTGATTATTTATCAAGGGCTTGACAAGAACTCAATTCGTGAGTAGAGTTGCTTTGTTAGGTTCAGAGATAAATAATAGCTCATATAATACATTAGTATGAGTTATGAAAATCCTTGGTTATACTTGGAACGAGTATTTGATAGTGATGATATTGGGGATAACTTTGGGTTTGTCTATCTCATTACCAATAAGTCCAACCAACGACAATACATTGGGCGAAAGTATTTTTGGTCTTTTAGAACGCCACCAGGTAAGAAACGAAAAGTTAAACAAGAGAGTGATTGGAAGCGGTATTATGGATCTTGCCCAGAATTAAAGGAGGATATAAAAAAATATGGTAAAGAGTTCTTCAGTAGAGAAATACTAAGCTTACACTCAACAAAAGGAACTTGTAACTTTGAAGAAACAAAACAATTGTTTCTCAATAATGTATTATCTGAGTCACTTGACGATGGTTCGCCAGCATACTATAATAGCAACATTCTAGGTCGCTATATGCGTAAAGACTATGGTAACTTTAAAAGAGAATCTGATTCAAGTACATGATTATGTAATAGATAGAATACATATTCTCTGTGAAGATGATATAGATAATGCATATTCACTTCATTGTGAATTTAAAGAATGGATGGATCCTAACGTAAAAAATATTGATGTAACTTCACTAGAATATATTGGAGAGGAAGAAGATGGAGGAATCATCTAAAACTTTCAAAAGAAAGATTCTTGAAAGAATCAAGTATTTAACCAACCACGGAAAACATTTACAAGCATCTGCTCTTTATAAAAAATATTTTGAATCATGATTAAACATATTATTGCTGGTTTACTTCTTGGAATGGCTCATGGTATGACTGTTCCTGCCTTTGCTGATCCAATCAAAGAGAAGCACTATTTCAGTGCCCATGCTCAAGGATGCATGTTACTCAGGGAATGCACCGATCATGTTCAAGAACTTAAAACAGTTTCTGACCTCAACAAGCATGAGGAATTGGCTGATATTGATTACAGTATTGTTGCTGATGAGTTTAACTCTCTCGTCCGATCACTTAATAAGGTCGGAGCTAAGGTTTTTCTAGCAGATATGCGATACTTCCCAATTGGACATCGTGGTGTCTATCATACTGTAGGCAACAACTTCTTTCTGAATGTTGCTCATATGCATCGTCCTGGCACTATGATGTCAGTAATGCGTCACGAAGGATGGCACGCTGCTCAAGACTGCATGGCAGGTAGTATCAAGAACAACTTCATTGCTATTATTCATAATCAAGAGGATGTTCCTCGCATGTATCAAGCAATCGCAAAGAGTGCTTATCAGTCTCAACCACAAGCAATTCCCTGGGAAAAGGAAGCATATTGGGCAGGTCACACTGAGGGTATGACTCAGGCAGCACTTGAATCCTGTGCAGCAGGAACAATGTGGACTGATTATGAACCCACACCAATGACCCGTGAATGGTTAGTTGAAAATGGATTCATTGCTAAATAATATCATTCGCTGCAGATAGCGAACAAAAA